TACATAATAACTAATAACACATACACATATTGGTACAATTAAATGATATATCCATATTAAATTATTAAACATATTTTTTACTTGTTAATATTTTTTACTTGTTAATATTTTTTACTTGTTAATTTTATCAATTCAATTTTTTTTAGGAAACATTTTTTAGGAAACATTTTTTAGACAAAAATTATAAAATATTCATTTATAATGAAAAAATTTAATGAAAAACTTAATGAAAAAACTAAAGAAAAAACTAAAGAAAAAACTAAAATAATTATAGATATTTACTGATTGATTGTAAATCCCGAGGCATTTCTTCAATTTCAATTGAATAATATCGTTCAATATCTTTAAGTATTTTATAATCATTATATGTAACAAAATTTATAGCTACCCCTTTTCTTCCAAATCTTCCACTTCGACCAATTCGATGTAAATAATTTTTAATATCTTTAGGTAAATCATAACAAATAACAACAGAAACTTGTTGAATATCAATACCACGAGCTAACATATCGGTTGAAACTAAAACACGACATGTTCCTTTTTTAAAGGCTTCTATTCTTGAATCCCTTTCATGTGATGTCATATCTCCATGTATTGATATAACAGAAAAATTATTAGCAATTAATTTTTCAGATAATTCTTCAACAACTTGTCTAGAATAACAATATATCATTGATTGGGCAATGGTTAAAATATCATAAATATCACATAAAGTTTCAAATTTATATTCATTTTTTTCAACATTAATATAAAATTGTTTAATCCCTTCCAATGTTAATTCTTCTTGTTTAACTAATATTTCAACTGGATTTCTCATAAATTCACGTGTAATATCTAAAAATTCAGGAGGCATTGTCGCACTAAAAAGAGTTGCTTGAACATTACTTGGTAATGTAATAAATATATTTTTAACTTGTTCTAAAAATCCCTTTGATAACATTTCATCCGCTTCATCAATAACTAATAATTTAATATAATTTGTTTTTAATTCACCCCGCCCAATCATATCCAAAATTCTTCCGGGGGTTCCTATAATAACTTGTGGATTCTTTCGTAATTGACTAATATTTGTTCGCGTATCAGTCCCACCAACACACATACAAATATTAATTTTAAGATATTTTGATAAATTATTAACTACATTACCAATTTGTTTTGCTAATTCCTTTGTATGTGCTAATATAATACCTTGTGGAGATTTTAATTTCGGATTTATTAATTGTAATAATCCGATACTATATGTTCCAGTTTTACCCATACCCGATTGGGCTTGACCGATTACATCTCTACCTTCAATAATTGGAAGTATAGCTTTTTTTTGGATCGTGCTTGGGTATTCAAAACCATTGGCATAAATACCTCTTAAAAGGTCATCCTTTAAATTCAGTTCTTCAAATTTTTCTATTTCTCTTACTATATATTTATCTTCTCTAGTATTTTCTATTTGATTCATCATAATGTGTATATTTATTTATTAATAAATATCTAATTTAATCTTAAACCAATAATTAAAAAATAAAATATAAAAATCATATCTAAAAATTATGCACTACACATTAAACATTCTTCTGGTTTTTCATTTCCATTTTGATTTTTCGGATCAATTGTAAATTGTTGTGCTATAGCTTTACGTTTGGTACGTAAATAATATTGACCAGTTTTTAATCCTTGTTTCCAAGCATAAAAGTGCATTGAAGATAATTTTTTAAAACTTGGTTCTCCAATGAATAAATTCATACTTTGTGATTGACAAATGTATCTACCTCTATCTCTCGCTTGGTCAATAATAGCTTTTTGACTAATATCCCATGCTGTAGCATAAATTCTTTGTAAATCATCTGGTATTTCAGGAATACCAACAATTGACCCGTCATTTTCAATAATTTTTTCTTTTAATGATTCATTCCAGATACCTAAATTAATTAAATCTTTAATTAATAATGTATTAACAATAATGAATTCACCTGCTAAAGTTGTTCTTTTACCAATTACTGAAGTATAAGGTTCAAAACATTCATTATTTCCTAAAATTTGTGATGTTGATGCGGTAGGCATTGGTGCTAATAATAAACTATTACGGAGTCCATATTTTTTAATTTCAATTTTGAGTTTATCAAACCGTTCTTTATTTTTAGGTGTTGGTTGATGATTCCACATATCATATTGTAAAATTCCTTGATGTGCGGGAGAACCAATAAAACTAGAATATGCTCCAATATATTCTGTTAATTCGGCTTCTTCAGGTATTAATTTTAGAGATTTTTCCAATTCTCTTCGTTCTTTATTTAGAGATAAGTATTCATTTTTATGTTGTTTTAGATTATCTTTTTCAATCTCATTAGTTAAATCATTATTGTCATCTGATTTATTATTTTTATCTCCTATTTTATCAGATATAGATTTTCCTCCAGATGTAATTTTCTTTTTCTTTTTATCCTCATTAATTTGATTTAATCGTTTTATTTGTTCTTCACGTTTCTTTGCTATTTCCATTGAAGCTTCAAGTGAAGCATAATACATATGTTCAAAAATTAATATATTTAATTCAGAGGCTTCTTGACTATCAAATGGATATTTAAATAAAGCGTATGTATCAGCTAATCCTTGAACACCAATACCAATTGGACGGTGTTTTTTATTAGATCTTTGGGCACGTTCCGAAGGATAATAATTGTTATCAATAATTTTATTAAGATTTTGAGTGACCACTTTGGTGACCTCCTCTAACATTTCAAAATTAAATCGTGGACTATTAGTTTCTTGATCAAATTCAACAAAACGAGGTAATCCGATTGAAGCTAAATTACATACGGCGGTTTCATTTGAATCTGTATATTCAATAATTTCAGTACATAAATTACTTGATTTAATGGTTCCTAAATTTTTTTGATTAGATTTCAAATTACAAGCATCTTTATATAAATGATATGGTGTTCCTGTTTCAATTTCAGATTCTAATATCATAAACCATAAATCAAGTGCTTTAATTGTTTTTCTACCTCTACCTTCACGTTCATATTTAAGATATAATTCTTCAAATTTATCTCCATATGTATTATACAAATCTGGACATTCACTTGGACACATTAAAGTCCAATCTCCTTCTTCTTCAACACGTTTCATAAATAAGTCGGGAATCCATAATCCATAAAATAAATCTAATGCTCGAATATCTGATGAACCTTGTGCTCTTTTAAGATGAAGAAAATCAATTATGTCGATATGCCATGGTTCTAAATACATAGCAAATGAACCTTTTCTTTTACCTCCTCCATTATGAACAATACCAATTTCAGTAAAATAATTATGTTCATTTACACTATCCATTTCTAAGTCGTATAAAGTTCCAGTATAATTATCAATATGTTCAATTGAAGTAATTATATTTTTTGAATTATCTTTATCAATTTTGTAGGTGAATTGTTTTAAATCATTTGTTATTTCGGATCTTTTAGATAAATTTAGAATTTGAACTAATTCTAGACTTATTTTAAATTCCAAATTATATTGATTATGTTTATTTTTATTTTGATTTTTTTCTAACTTTTCATCGTTATCAAATATATTCGATTGATAAATTTTGTTTTTAGCAAATAAATATATTAATGATTGAATAAAATTAGAATCTTTATTTATTTGTAATTCTTGATTATATAAATCAAAAAGTCGTAAATATGATTCATAAACTTTATATCCATTTGAATCACATGACACATATTCATCTAAAGGAACATGTTTATCAAAACACGTATTATAATAATTTTTAATAAATCCTTCTAGAATTTTATTTGATTTGTTAACCGGTAAATTTAAAAATTTCGGATTAAATTCTTTAAATAAATCATTTGATGTAGTGTTGTAATAATCAGCTAATTTAAAGGGAAAAATTACTGATTTCTGCCATGTAAATGTAGTCGTAGTTATTTGATCATCATCCCATTTTTCTGTAATTTGATATTTAATTAAATTCTTATCAAAATATTCTTTAACAAATTTAATTAATAATTCATTATAAGAAATATTATATGGTATTTCTTCAATAAATGAGGAGAATTTATTATTATTTTTTTGATAATATATATTTAATTTCCAATGTGTGTGATTTTTACTAGTTGAACCACCTGCCATAAAAATACCATAGAAATAACAATCATCTTGTGTTAAATATGAAATGTCTTCTTCATATTTAATTTGAGGCATGAAGATTTCGGTTTTGGATGAAAATCGTAATTTTTTAACTTCATTCCATTCAAATAGTTGATTACCATTGTTTAATTTGGAATAAATTGGATGTTCTGGGGTTACTATAATTGGATTTTTACTAAAATTAGTTTTTATTTTATAAACGTTTCCTTTATATGAATGTTCCAAAACTTTATTTACATATTGTAATTGTCCCAAACAATTTATAATTTGGTCTCCTTCTTGTATTTGACTTATTTTTTTAGCACCATTAGATGTATATAAATATGTATCTGGATGAAAACATTGGTCTACATATTGGGCGGTTGAATTAAAAACTCTTAACATCGGGGCAATTCCATTACTAACACCATTTGTCCCTTTAATACTACTTCCTAAACCTCGAATATTATGAATACCAATACCGATACCACCAGCATTTTTAGATATTTCAGCACATTCCGCAAGTGTTTCATAAATACCTTTAATACTATCATCATTCATCCATAATAAGAAACATGAACTACCCTGTTCTCTTTGTGTTCCCATGTTAAATAATGTTGGTGTAGCATGAATAAAATATTTTTGAGACATTAAATTATATGTATTAATAGCTTCTTTATAATCTTCACGATGAATTCCGATAGCCACACGCATAAACAAATATTGAGGACGTTCAACACATTTTCCATTAATTTTAAGAAGATAACTTTGTTCAAGGGTTTTAAAACCGAAATAATCAATTAAATAATCACGTTCATGATTAATAACATTATTAAATTTACTTTTATGTTTTTGAACAATATCATACATTTCTTTATTAATAATTGGTGAATGATTTCCTAAAATATCAATTGATTGATATAACATTTCAATTGTTTCGGAAAATGAAGGAGATGTATTTTTATGATGATTTGAAATAATGATTCTAGATGCTAGAATTCCATAATCATAATGATTGGTTACCATACGGGCACAAATTTCAGAAGCTAATTCATCCAATTCTGATGTTTTAACACCATCATAAATTTGATTAACTACTTTAAGAGAAATTTCAAGTGGGTTTAATGATAATCCTTTTGATAAATATTTCATTCTTTGTGTTATTTTATTTAAATCAACTTCTTCACGTTGTCCATCTCTTTTAATAACAAACATTGTTTTTGAATTTGTATTTTCATTAACTTCATCTAATAATGGAATATCCAATTGATTTTTATTATTTTTACTCATTTTAATTATTTACAAAGTTTTACTCTATTCTTAAGATATTATTTTATCAAATCAATTTTTTTTATTTATTTCCAACATGATAATAATCATTTTATATTCAAAAATAATCAAAAAACTTTAAAAAACATAAAAAAACCACTAAAAAAAATACGAAAAAGTAAATATTTACGAATTATTAAATATAAAAAATTGATTTTAAAAAAATATTTAAATAATAATGTAAAACACAAATAGTTAATATAATGTTAGAACAAGATCTTACAAAAAAAAACGTATATGATGATCATAATTACCCACATAATATCTATACATATCATGGTTTTAAAATAAATCAACTTATTGATTTCTTTAAAAAAAAATTAAATGAAGGTGATTATGAAAGTGTAAAATTATGTTTCCTAGAGTTAAATTCAATTAATCTTTATACACAATTACCTAATAATATTACAATACAAGATTATAATTTATATAAATTATCTGATATTCAAAATATTATAAAAAATAATAATGATCGTTTAGAAATGGCGAAATATTTAGAAACATTCAAATCTGGAACTTCATCTATTGATAATCCATATTCTTTTAGAAAATCTAATATAATTTGTAAAAAAATTATAAATATTTCAACAATTTCTGATAAATATCAAAATGAATTAATTTCGATTATTAAAAGTCATTATTTCGAATATATTTCTCCAATAAATTGGTGGATGAAAGATTTAATATTATCTTTAATTAATCAAATCGTAAAATTATCAATGTTATCTGCTAATAAACATAAATATGATAACACAACTAAAAAAGATTTGAAAGAATATTATAAAGCAACTTTTGATGAACTTCAATCTAATCGTGATTTTTCAAAATGTAGTATGAAATATTTTAATGAATATATTCATAATCCATTACTTCAAAATCTATGGTTGTCATTGATAAAAATTATAATTCAGGCAAAAAAAACAACTATTGTACATGATATCATTAATATTTATATTTATGATATTTCTAATGAAAATAATGATGATGTCATCAATGGAAAAAGTAATATTAATAATAATAATAATAATATAGATTATGAAAATGAAACCGATTTTTGTAAATATATAACTAAATATGTTTTGAAAAATTGTAAATTTCTTAAATCTACAAGTATTGAAACATTTTTTAAAGATAATCAAAATACTTTTATTAAATTACATTCTGAATTTGTTGAAAATCAAGAAATATTATATTGGAATACTATTAATTTTTTGAAAAACAAAATAACATTATTATTATTCGATGTTTCATCAAATAGAATTGATTTTATTAAATTAATCTTAAAGGGTCATTTGAAATATATTCATAAAAATTATCCATCTTCAAAATTTAAAAATGGGAATAAATCTGTTTCAAATGACAAATTACCATTTAAATTTGGAAATATTAAAGAAACAAACACAACATATAATAATAAATGGACATCATTATTTCAAATATTTATAAATGATATTATTAATAAAAAATCCGAAAATATTACTCTAGAAGAATTAGTTTATCATATTGTTGTATATTTTAATCGTGATAAAATATTTAATCCTTTAACACTTGAAGAAATTGAACGTGTGAATCAAATAGTTAATAAAAATTGTTTTAATAAGGTTGGGTCTGATTCATATTATCAATTATTATCAAATATCACTCTTGAAAATGAAATATTTTTAAATTTATCTGGAGAAATATCGTTAGAAGTAGATAATCTAGAAAAAACAAATATTGAAGAGGAAAAAACGGATGAATCATTATCAAACAATATTAAAATTATAAAAAGTTTTAATAATCTTAAAAATATAGATATTTATATGGACAATTCAAATTTGAGGGCATATAAAAAAACTATTGAAATATGTGAAATTATGATAATTAATAATATTAATGATGTTCTTGACAAATATAAAATACAGCCAATTTCAGAAATAAAAAATAATCCATTATTAATATTTACAAGTTTAAAAAATGGTAATTCAGATTATAATACATTAGTTGATGATAATTTAAATAATTTAAATTTATATTATGGTCCGTTTTGTTCTTCAAAAGGTGATTTCTTAAATGAATTGGAAAATGAAATTGAAGCACATATTGAAGAAGAACAAGCCAATAAATATATTGTGAATAATTTAAATAAAGACAAATACAAAGACATAAATCATGACATATTAAAATATATTCCGTCAATTTATGGAATAGTTTATTATAAAAATTATATAACATCTTCATTGGATGTATATATTAAATATAAAATTGATGTTTCAATTGGATTTAAAGATTGTGAAATAAAAAATAATGATGAAAAAACACAATTAATTAATTTCGTTTTTGATAATTTTGATAATATTATTGATAATGATAAATATATTTATAAATTAATATTATTATCAAATCCTAAGAAAGTTAGACAAATAAAAAATATAATTAATCATAATTTTTATATGAGAGATGCTTTTAATCATCGTGAAAATTTTGATTTAATTTTTCATATTCCATCATTAATTAAATATTTAACAAATGAATCTAGTGATGTAAAATCTATAATTTTTAGTATTGGATTTCATTCATCATCTAGAATTCAATACTTACCACTTTATAAAAATAATTTGAAATGGTCAAATACTAAAATTATAACAATAAATATCGTAAATACAAAACATAATAATTTTTTAAAGTCAAAAGATGGATTATATCATATGATTGAATTATATCCAAATTCTTGGATTTCACAATCACATCCGACTAAAACACTAAGAATTACAAATTGATAATTATTCTCTAAAATAATAATAAGGTTTGAAATATATAAAAAATTACAATAATTTAAAATGGAAATTGAATTAAATAAATTAAAAAATGGTTTAAAATATTTATTAATTCCTAATAAATGTCATCAAACATTATCTATAATATTAATGGTTAAATGTGGGTCGGCAAACGAACCATATGATTTAGAAGGTATTTCACATTTTATCGAACATATGTTTTTTCAGGGAACAAAAACACATCCAAATCAAGAAAATATTATTGAATTATTTAATTCACTTGGAATTGTAATTAATGCTTTTACAAGTAATGAAATAACTGTTTTTTATTTAAAAATTGGTGGGAATACTTATAAGAAATCATTAGAATTTTTATCTGAAATAATTCAAAATTCTTTATTTACAGATGATAGTATTAATAATGAGAAACGTGTTGTTTTAAATGAAATTGAACAAACTAAAATTAATCCATTAACACAATTACAAGATTTGATGTATAAGAATTTTTTTAGAGGAACACATCTAGAATTACCAGTTATTGGTAGAAGTGGAACAATAAGAAAATTTGATAGAATTAAATTAATGGCTTATGTTAATTATTATTATCAACCTAAAAATATGTTATTTATAGCATCCGGAAATTTAGAAAATACACTAGATTTTAAAAATGTTTTGGAAAATACATTTGGACAATCAATTAATCATTGGAAAGAATTATATTTTAATGATAGTTCTTTTTTTAGATTGTATCAACGTCGTATTGAATATATAAATTTACTATTAAATAAATTTAAAATGGAAGAATGGGAAAAAATTAAAAAAATAGATATCTCCAAAACAAAAACTAAATCAAAATCTAAATCAAAATCTAAAGAACAATCAAAAACTAAATCAAAATCTAAAGAACAATCAAAAACTAAAGAAAAAGAAAAAACATTATCAAATAATGTTATCACGATGAAACCATATTATTTTAAATATAATCCCAAACTAGGACATAGTTTTTTTAAAATTGTTTTTAAAGGAATTACTTCGAATGATGATAATACAGAATGTATGATTTTATTACAAAATATATTATCAAATGGAATGAGTTCTAGATTATTTAAACGACTTCGTAGTCAAGAAGGGTTAATTTATAATATATCATCAACAAGTATTGAACATCAAAAATTGGGAGCTTTAGTTATTAATTTTAGCACACGGAATAACAATAATAATTTGATAAAAGTATTTGATATTATTAGAGAAGAAATTGATAAATTAATGATTCTAGACAACATTTCAAATCAAGAATTGAATACCGTTAAAAATATAGCAATTAGTAATTTGAAAATACAATCTGATGATAGTTATTTAATTGGTTTAGATTATGGATTTCAGATTATATATGGGAAAAAAAACATAATTACAATTGATGAACAAATTAAAAAGATTGAAGAAATAACACATAATGATATAATTAATTTAGCAAAAGATATTTTTGATTATAAAAAAGTAATGATATTTAATTTGGGAACTGAACGTCTAGAAAAAGATATTATTAAAAAATTTATTCGAGTATAAAATAAAAATGAATTATCTTTGATATAATTTAATAATACAAAAAACAATACAAAAAAAACAATACAAAAAAACAATACAAAAACAATAATTAATAACCCAAATGACAACTCAACAAAATCAAATTTTATGCGATGATTCGGATAATGATAGTTTAATCAATGTTTCTATAACATCAATGGATATTATTGATATAAATATTGGAGGTTTTATATTTACAATTTCTCGCCGTTCATTAGAAAAGTATCCATCATTAATATTTCATCAAGATTTGTATACATATTCAAATGCTTTAAGAGATTCTAAAGGTAGGCTTTTTTATGATAGGGATCCTGAAACATTTAAAATTATTTTAAAATTAATTAATGGATATAGTATTTCGTTAAAACATATTAATGATTTTGAATCTTTTAAAGATGATTTAATATATTATAATTTTGATTATGATGAAATACTTAATACTATTGGATCTCCAAATGAAAATGTAAATATAAATGAAAATGACAGTGTTGTACAAATTAATTTTATTGATGGTGATTTAATGTTATCTAGAAAATTAATTAATGAAAAACTACCATTTATTAGTAATCAACTTAATAATAATAATAATATATTTTATGACAAATCAGTACAATATTTTAAAATAATTGTTGAATATCTTATTGGATATAAAATTGATTGGGAATTATTAAGTGATAATACATTAATAAATCTTCGAAAAGATGCTTTATTTTTTGATATTCAAGATTTAGTTAAAGAGATAGATAATGTATATATAACTTATTCAGAAGATGAAAAGAATAAAATTGTCAATGAAAAATTTAATATATTATTATTATTAAATAATTTTTGTAAAAATGGATATTTTGATATAATCAAGAACCAATTTGGTAATGATACATTAGTATCTGGAATTATAGATTCATTTGGATATTGGATTGATACATTTCTAGAAGATGATAGTTTAACAACAATATATAAAAAATTAATTAAAGAATTTATCTATCCATATAGACAAAATAGTGAAACTCAACAATCATATGAATTATTAATACAATTTATAAGTCAATATATAATTAAATATTATAGTTTTTATATTAATGGAAATCATTCAAAAATGAAATATAATAATGATTCTAATAATAAGGATTCTAATAATAAGGATTCTAATAATAAGTATTTTGATAAAAATGTAGAAGACGAGATTAATAAAATCGCAAAAATGTATTTTAAAGAACCTGATGATGTTGAGGAAGATGTTTTACCATTATTTAATGTGAGAGAATGCTTTAATAAAAAAGTTTCAGATAAAATTGTTAAAGAATCATTTAATGAAATTAAAAATAATAAATTTAATAAGAAAATTGAAATTGAGTGTAATAATTGTTTTGATGATACTGTAAAAGTTATGAAAGATGTTATAAAAACAGTTGATATTCAGAATATTATTAATAAAATTGATACATTTTTAGGGAATTTCTAGACAAAATATTATTATCTTTGATGATAGTAAAAGAGTATGAATAATAAGATATCCGATTGTAATTGTCATATTAAAAAATCACAAGATACAAATGAAAAAGAATATATACATAATATTATTACAGCACAAACAAATCCTTATAAACGAGCAATTAAAATGAATGATAATGTAGGTGGTTTTGAGTTAATATTAAATCAACCATATAATCAAGTTTGGTCTGGAAATGATTTTTTTCGAAATGTGGAATATCAAGAAAATAAATTATTTTATGAATCACCATTCAAACACATATCAAAAAGATAACTAAAACATATTAATTAAACATATTAATAAAATTGATTGTATTTTTTATATAAAATAATATATTATGAATAATGCCTATTTATATATACACAACACATAATGATGTTGTTAATAAATTAAATAATTTAAATGAAATTGTACTATATGATAATATATCTTCATTATGTTGTGAATTTGTAACTATAAAAAATTTACCGATTATTATGGATTCAATTATTGATTTGAGATGCCATCATAATCAAATGGAAAATATAATTAAATTACCAAAAAATCTTAATAAATTTATGTGTTATAATAATCAATTGTCTGTATTACCTGAACTTCCATTAAATTTGAATGAGTTATTATGTGATTTTAATCAGATAATATCAATACCTAATTTACCATTATCTCTTAGTTTATTTTCATGTCATTCTAATAAATTAAGTTTATTACCAGAACTTCCGAATTCACTTGAACATCTTTATTGTTCAAATAATCAATTAGTTTCATTACCTAAATTTCCGAATTCACTTAAATATATTTATTGTTCTAATAATCAATTAATTGTATTACCAGAACTTCCAAATGACCTTCAAGAACTTTATTGTGAAAATAATCACATATTTTCATTGCCTAAACTTCCCAAAGGGCTTAAAAAACTTTATTGTTCAGATAATTATTTATCTTCATTGCCTGAACTTCATGATAAAATTCAAATGATTTCATGTAAAAATAATAGATTTATAAAAAGAAAAAAATGTAAATATTTAAATAAAATCATTTATTTTATCTAGAATCAGGTATGATTATATTTGATAAAAATTGATTTTTTCTTTTTGTCTATACTCATTTTAAAAATAAATTAATTCTAGAATGGTAATCAAAATTAAATATCAAAATGATGATAAATTATATCAATTTAATTCATTTGAAGAAATTAAAAATTATAATGAAGTTGTTTATTTAGATTGTCATGATAATCAATTAAGTGTATTACCTGAACTTCCTAATTTACTTAAAGAACTTCATTGTTGGAATAATTATTTAAGTGTATTACCTGAACTTCCTAAATCACTTACACAACTTTATTGTGGATGGAATCAATTGAGTGTATTACCAGAACTTCCTAATTCACTTCAAACACTTTCTTATTCATCTAATTATGTTAATGTATTATATGAACTTCCTAATTCACTTGAAATACTTAATTGTAATAATAATCAATTAAGTGTATTACCTGAACTTCCTAATTCACTTCAAACACTTTATTGTTATTATAATCAATTAAGTGTATTACC